AAGCAGTGGTATCAACGCAGAGTACTACGAGGATCCGCCGATACCCAGCCCGCACGTACGTGCTGTTATCGGCGATGCTCTTGATGAAATATTACGTATACTTCCTCAAGAAGCCTTCACTGGCCTAAGCACTAAAGCAAGGGTTACAGTGACAGGTTCCGCCACGTGGGAAAACACCCGACGAACTGGCGGAACAGCCGAATCGATCAGAGAAGTACTCTCTGAATTCAATTTGGACAACCTTGTCCCGATACGCGATCTGGAGACAGGGTTGATTATCGATTACAAACATCCTGACGGATTTGAATCGATAGGAGAGTTCATATTCTGGGCGTGCCTAGAAAATGTACTCAGGATACCACCGGGGCAACTATCAGTCGCCTTCCTCACGGTGGTACACGAGCCCGGTAAAGGAAGATCCGTTACTAAGGGCCGAGCTTGCGTCAAGGTCATACTAGACACTGTCGCAAAGATCTGCGCGTGGCCCCTCAAAAAGGGGGTACCGAGCAGTACAAGCGGAATGGGGCAATCCCACCACGCTTGGAACGCATTCCTCAATCTGATGAGCGAGGATATGCGCGACGAGGTCTTTCGGGTGTCGACCCGGGAAGACGTCGAATTCGGAGACTACGTTGAAAGGACGGAAGTCTACGAAGATCTCTTTTCGTCCAGCACGGACTACCAAGAGAGCACCGACAGGATTAAGCATTGGTTTGCTAGTCTTGCCGGGAACGCATGGATGGAAAAATGCGGCATACCGCCCATCCTGCGCGGGATTGTTAATGCAGTCTGTTACAGACGCCGAACAATCTACTTCTCAGCTAGCGGAGGACTATCCGCATACGGAGAAGCTGTCGATCTGGAGGGAACGAACGCCCGAAAGATCGAACTTAGTCAAGGTATCCTTATGGGTGACCCGTTGACTAAAATCGTCCTTCACCTATCAAACGTATGTGCAAGGACGATCGGTGATATGATGGGATACCCATCATTTCACCGAAGCTGCAGCAACCCTGAAGAAGTTGCTGAAGCTTACATCGCCGCAATCCTCGCGGAGAGCGACGACGAAGGGGATACCGAACCCGGTTAGGTCAGTACCACCTCATAACGTTTCGAGGCGCATTTCGCGCCCCTACTAAGTTAAGTTAAGTCCCCCAAGTACTCTGCGTTGATACCACTGCTT